CCTTGCTCTGTACCTTCACCCGTCCGCTGCCATTACAGACCGGACATTTTGCGGATAAAGGAGCTCCTCCTTGGTCCAGGTAAAAGATACGTCCCTTGCCTTCACAACGCTTGCAGGCCATGACGTGCGGCGCGATGTTCTTCGTCTTTTCCATAACTACAACCGGCAGAATGAAGGTTCGATACGGCGCCAGACACCGTTCTCGTCACGTTTATGAAAATAGTAGTTCACCGCGGTCTTGTACACCACATTGCTCTCACGGAAGAGGTCCATGATCTCCGTGTATTCACTGTCGAAACGGTCCTCCAGCTCATACAGCTTGCTCACCGACTTGTAGTCCAGATCACCCTGACGGTTACGCTCGATCATGGTCATACCGAGCTGGTACATCGGATCGTCGGTACCGAGCTCCCGGCTCATGGCGTAACGCTTCAGGTAATCCACCAGACGCTCGGCGGCGAGGTTGGCGCGCTCGTCGAAACTCTTCACCTTGTTACTCCTCACTTCCAGCTTCATGTCACCGTCCACGATGGTGAAACTCGCCTGGTCATCCTTGCGGAGCTGCCCATAGTCACGCATCAGGTCGCGGAAAGAGGCGGCTTCCTTCTCTACCCAGTCACGGAAGGCCTTCACGTCATCCACAACCGGAAACAGTCTGTTCTTCACTTCAAGCATGAACTGCGCACGGAGCCCCTCGTAGGCATCGCGACGGTTGCGCTTGTTTTCCTTCTCTTCCTGCTGGAGCTGTTTCAAAAGCTCCTTCCTGTCCTGGGCGGACAGGCTTTTTAATTGTTCTTTCAAGTCCATAACTAAAAAATTAAATGGTTGTTACTGTTGTTTATTCTCACGTTTGCGGCGGATGGCACGCAGTTTCACCTGTAACGTGTCCAACGCCTCACAGTCAAGTTCTCGGAACTCCATGCCGGCGATACGGCTGTCCAGGCAGAAAGCGTTCACCTTGTCCCAGTCGGCCGTATCAATGCCCAGCAGTTGCATCTGGTGCAGTACCGCGGAGCGCTTCTGGCGGAGAATCTTCCGGAGTTCTTCCTGGTGAGTGGGCGGCACCAGCTTACGCATCCCGGCTATGGCCGCACTGTATTCCTTCAGTGTCATGTCGCGCAGACTCGTGGTACGTCCGTCCGTGTACTGGGAAACTACGCTTTCCTTCAAAGCATCGCGGTCAGATGTCGGAAGGCGGTTCAAAAGACTATAAAACACCGCATAATTCTCGGGTTTATTTAACTGCTTGCGGCTGTTGATATCTATCTGCATGATGATGCTGTTCTTTTATTGTTTATCTTAAGGTCATTGATTCCCTTAATCACTCTCTTTACTCTGATAGTACACAAATAATCAAGAAGATGCTCTTTTTCATTATTTGTACACTTATACTGGTCGAAAAATTCAAGTATGCCCATTCTTTTCAGATTTTCATTAACTCAAACTATTCATACCACATCAGCACAACTCTATGATTTCACCCACGGCAGAGCGTAGAAGAGTACGCAAAACCGAAGGGTTTCCGCTATCATAGATGACTTCCACACAACACTCGTGGCGTGCGTTACGCGACACGACCAGCTCGCAAGTCATATTCTCTCCAAGCCATTTCTCCACCACTTTACGGACACCCGCAGCAGTGGTCACAATTAGCATTTTTTTACTCATAACTAAATTGATTTGAGTTATTATTTTATCCTAAATCCCCCTGATTTCTCGCAGAACTCAGCAAGACTTTCTACTTTATCTATAAATTCTTTACTCGGTGGTTCTTTACAAGTTTTATAAGATAGAATCCGATTTTTCTCATCCTCTGTCTTTTTATCCCATTCTTCCCGGATAAATCTTTTAACGAAAACATACCCTCTAAATAGTTTCGCCATAACTTTAGCTTCGGATGCTGTAACCTTAAAACCATCGTTTGAAACAGGAGAACCCGGTCCACGAGAACCGTTATAAACATAACTACCAATATCAACTGTATTATTTCCATATCCCAAAAGATAACAAGCACCTGTCTCATTCAATATGAGCGGCCATGTGAATAACATTCCATGTGGGGAACCAGCTTCTTTGTTTTTGGGCATTAAATCGTATCCCATATTTTATTTCCTTTTTGATTTACTTTGAATTATTCAACTCTTATCCTTCCGGTGTACTGGTTTCCCCGGAACTTCATCCCCTTGGTGAAGCCGCCCGGATATCCCAGTTCCTTGCTTCTCGCGTTTGCCAGCAACAAATGTTCCCGGCTAAGGGAGGCTACAAAACCTTTGTCCTTTTCCAGCCCCATCTCTCGGGCCTTCCGGGTGACGCTGCGTTCGGAAACACCGAGCATTTCAGCCAGCTCCCGGTTGAGGGTATTGTGATAGTGGCGACGCATGATGGAAAGCATATTGCCGTTCCAAAAGATACGGGTGGAATATCCCTTATGCTCGACGAGCCGTCCCAGTGTCCGATGCATGAAAGTACCGTCAGCAACCTTCCGGTGCTTGCAGTACTGTTCACGCTTGTACGCCAGCACACATTCATGACACCAGGAACTCCGCCCCCCATTCTTCAGCGGATAGAACTCACGCATCCACAACTTTCGGCCGCAATGTGGACAGACGCGTTTACGTTTCTGCTTGTTGTTATTCTCACTCATGGCTATTTATACTACATTCATCAGTTCATATTCTAATTTCCCCAATACGGGATAATATTGATATCCGCCTTTCTCACTTGGGCCTGCATCAGCGCCATGGACAGCAACATGCAGACACGTTTGTCAGTCTTAACAATTCCGGATATGGAACCTATAACATGATCACCTTTACCGGTCACGATTGAACCGGCAATCTGCTCAAGCCCGGTCGGATGATCCTTACTTGCCGCAACGCTCATAAAAGCACTAAGATCGTTTTCCTTACAAAAGTTATCCACGTACTGGCAAAGTTCCTTTACTGCCTCTTTCTGTTTTTCTGTAATCATTTTAGTTAAATTTTAATGGTTGATAATATGCTATTTTTCAAGAATATAATCGCACTCAAGAACTTTGACACCACCGTAAAATGTCACTTTGGACGTATCAGTGATACCAAAATGTTCTTTATCCGCGAAAATCATATTTTCCACACCGGACTTCATTTGCCGGACAATGTCCTTAGCCCTTTTATCAGTCCAACCATGAGCGGCAAAACCCGCTTTGAACTGGTAAGTGGTCGTTACGGCACCGTTCTGGATTCTGGTGGAAACAGTAACTGTACCCACACAATTTTCTATTGTTTTCTTCTTTCCCATGATGATTATTTATTTGTTGGTTTCCAATCCACTGTTATAATCGCATCCAGTTCACCGCTGCCTTCACAGACCGGACAGGGCTTCCGCACATCCTCGCGGCTGCCTTCCTCCGTTCCCCAGAACCAGCCGTTACCCTTACAGTAACCACACTTGTGACCGGTACTGACAAAGTTCTCACGGTTCATACCCTTACCCATATAAGCGGGTGGGCAGATATCCAATTGTTTCTCGATCTTACTCATCGCGTCGTCTTTTTAATTATCTTATTTACTGCCATTCTCCAGAGCCCCCAGCTCCCAAATCACATATTTGCTGGTGGAACCGCGGTACCGCCCTTTACTGTACGCCACATAGCCCTCCACCCATATCTTCAGGTCAGCATCATACATCACACTCGTGGCGGCGTCACCTTTGGGGTTCTTGCCACGCGCGTGGCTGATGATGATGAACAGTTTGTCCGGAAACTCCTCTTTCAGTTGGATATAGTCACCGTAGGTCATCCGTGTGTACTGGAAACTATCAATTACAATGATATTATAGCTCTTGTGACGACGCAGGCGCTCCCTAAGCGTCGGGATATCCTCCTTGATGAAAGCCAGCTGACGGCTCACTCCCGCCATACCAAAGCGCCTCAGGTTGTTCTGGACCGTCAGGCGCGTACCCTCTTCCAGGGAATCGATCGCGATACGATCGTACTTGCACAACTCCTTGCACAACTGCATCACAAAAGAAGTCTTTCCGTTACCGCTGTTACCCCAGATAAACCACACTCCGGTACGTTCCGGGGTATCGAAGGCTTCCTTCCACTTCCCCTCGAAGGGGAACACCTCATACTTTTTGCTGAGAATGTCCTTTACACTCAATGCGCGTTTTATACCGGCCCTCTTATTATCCTTTTTTCCCTCTTCCATGGTCAGAAAAGTTTAAGTTGCCGGATATCGTCAATTTTGTCAAGAACGGCCTGGCGGGCGGCACCCTGCATCTTCCTCTGGCAGAGCATCCAGCCGAGCGCCCACAGAAGGGCATTATTACGGGTTGAAAACTGTCCCCATTTGCGTCCCGGATTGAAGCCGCCGCCGAAATTGTTCACTTGCATGTGCACGCCGGAAGTCCACCAGCCGTCCTGCTGCCCCACAAGAACATCCAGGTAATCGCGACCGTTCCGGTAAACGGGCACAGTCTCGTACTCTGCCAGAACAGGATAGTCACTCCAAGGAACAGGAAGCTGGCCACGACCGTCTATCCTCAGGTATTCAAATTTATTTTCCATATCCTTAAAATTACGTTTGAACGATATTTGAACGGATTACAAATCACTCATGCGCTTCACCTTGTGGATGGAATCCTTCACGCGGCGAAGGTCATAATCGCAAGCGGCAGCCTCCTTCATCACGATATCAATATCCTGCCGGGAAGTCAGCCCGTTTGCCGTACAAATGGTATAGACATCGTTCTGGTCCGTCGGTTCCAACGTGAAAAATTTGCGTCCGATACGGCTGAAAAATTCCTTATAACCGGGTTTCTGGTATTTCAGCCCGTTACTGATACGCTTGACGATATAGTCGGTACTCAGGAAAACGACACCGCATTTCTCCTCCAGCTTGTTGTACAGGCTGATAAAGTAGTGGAACACCGGTTCTGTAAGTTTGTCGGCTTCGTCAAACACAAGCAAAGGCGCGTCCATCTGGATGATGTCATCCAAGATAAGTCCCCAGACCTCGCGGATATTGCAGCCTTCGGTACGGATCCCGACTGTGCGGGCAATCTCGCGGACAAAGTCACCTTTTTTCATGTCTTCGGAGCAAAGGATATAAAAAACCTCCTTGTGGTCCTGAAGGTACATCCGGGCGGTAGTACTCTTACCACAGCCGGCCTCGCCGGTCACCCAACGGACGTTGCGCCAGCGTTGCGCGTCGGAAAGCACCTCGGTAATCTCCTGGTACGCGCCAGTCTCAACGACCTGCCAGCCGGGTGCACCCACACCTCCCACCTGGGAGGCCACGTTACGGAACATCTCATCGCTGATGTTCTCGAAACGGCCGTTCAGGATATTACTGACAGTGCCCACACTGACACCCTTCAGGCTGCCCGCAGCCTTCGTCTGGCTCGGGTATTTGGCCACGTAAGCGCGAAGGCGCTCGCTGATGGCATTCTTCTCTTTCATTGTAATTTCCATAATCAATCCTATTTTTATAATCAATTTTCTTTAAAATTTTCCGACTATTTTCCGTTTGTCCACCTCGCGGCGTCCGAGCTGGTCCCAGCTTATATTGCTGATCACTTTGGTGGAACGCCCCAGGGCGATTTCTTCCGGAGGCTGGCTGTATTTCTTTGTACGACGGTCTATCTGCCGTTGTACCTCGGCCGTAACACCTTTCAGTTTCGGAGTATTCAGACCATGCTGTTCGGGTGCCACTCCATGCTCGTACTCTATTTCCTTGGCGACCACCTGACGTTCCACGCGGTCCTGCACGTTGGCCTCCTGTTCCCGGTGGATGAAGGCGGCCTCGCCTTCCCCCTGGTCCTGAATGGCACGGTGGATGACCATGTAGGGTTCAGCGACACGTTCAAAACGGAACTCCCCGCCCTTGTCCTTCCAGTACAGCCGGACACTACCGAAATCATACGGGTCATACTTGACATAAAACTGCTTGTAGGTATTCCGGCGGCGCCATTCATGATCAGGAACGCCCGGGGAGGAATATACCTCATAGGTGCGGGACTTGCCGCCGATCGTGACCTCGATACCGGAAGAGGTGAACGTGCTCGGGCGGGAGGTCATCACCCAGAAGATATCCACCATGTCACGTGCAGTCACTGCTTCCGTCTCCTCGTTCACGCTGGTATTGTACATCTCAATCCGGGAAATGCCGGTGCCCGGATGCTTCATCTCGTTCCATTCCTGGCGTGTCTCGACATATTTCTCCATCAGTTCGGCAAGGGTATAAAGTTGGTCCTTATTGGCCTCGATGAACTCAAGGTTCGGGCGGCTGGATGCCTTTTTGGTAGTGATGTTCTGTCCGGTAAACCGCCAGTCCTTATGCAGGACCTGGCTCTGGAAACGACCGAAAGCCGACTCGATTGTTTTCGACTGACCGCTGTAGGGAGCGGTCGGCCGATGGATATGGCTGATCTTTGACAGCAGACCGTCCGACAAGCGATCCAGCTTCTTGTGACCGCCCTGGTTGTCGTGGACCAGCTCGTAAGGCTTGTGCCCGCTCGTCTGGAGCGCCATACGGTAAGCGTGGTACTGCGCCTCATAGTTCTCGTTCTCGCTGATATGGAAGCCCAACAGTACCTCGCTGTAGGCATCCATGACCTCGTACACGCCGATAGTGCGGACATTGCCGTGTTCATCCCTATAGTAGAGGTTCAGCTTCGTACCATCACCGTACCACAGACTGTCGCGGCGGCAGGGAAGCTCAGTTTTGTGCTTGCGACCGTAACGCTGGTGCGCCTTCATCTCCCCATAGACCGCATCATACCATAAAGGCTCGATACGGGGACTGTTAAGCCACTCACGCAGGCTGCGGGCACTTTTCAAAGGCTTCCAGCCACGTTCCGGAGCAACGCTGTTGTATTGCTCGAATATCTGCATATCGGTATAGACAGGAACGCGACTCCGTTTCAACGCGACAAGATAACGTCCGGCTTCCTCCTCGATCTTCAGCGTGTTCCTGTTACCATATTTACCGCTGACCAGTATAGCATAGTTTTGCGGCCTGTATTGCTTCATAAGGCTCTTCAGGCGGCCCTCGCTGCCCGGAAGGGTATGCGCGTACTCTTCACGCCATTCCTCAACCCTAAGAAGCAATGTTTCCCATATATTACGGCTGCTGCCCAGCATGTTGCGTTTTGGGCGAAGCGTCTCCAGTTCGCTGATCAGCGCGTTAAGCACCGAAGCGTTCCATACATACTCCGCCTGGACCCGTTCGGGAAGGGGAACTTCCTCACCGTTCTTGTCATAGCGGTACTCTTCGAAGAACCGCTCCGCATTCTCGTCTTTTTTCACCTTGCTCAAAATCATTTCGCGTATCATTTTCTGTTCAGGGTCACCGTACTTGGCAACAAAACGTCTCTGGTATTTATCGGGAAGGGAGGAATAGATGATTTGTGCACGGGAACCTTCTCCACCTCCACGATGGGAGCGCTCAATGGTACCACGTTGTAACTGTTTGTCAAGGGCTCCCCTGGTGATCACCGGATCAACCCCACAAGTCAGTTCCTGATAGGTTACGCACAATGTTTTCTTGTAGTATTCCATCTCCCTGTTCGATTATCACTCCTCCAAATCATTCAAAGGGATATGCTTCTTCATCAACCGCACTGAAAATCCTAAGTTCAGTACAATGGCAAGCTCCATCAACAGATGGTCAAAGACCAAAGAAAGCAGGATCCCGAAACTCAGACAGAAGTAAAGCACGCAAAGGCGCTGCTTATAGTTCAGATGCATAAACCAGCGCAGCTGGTCACCGAACAATGCCATCAACTCATTTTTCATCGCTTTCCTTCTTTTGAGGGTTACCACCTACCTTGGTTCCACCGCGCTCGATGGCGAGCTTACGGATAGAACGGGCCAACTTACTATTCTTGCGGAACGCAAGGGAGTGGGAAACCATTTCCCGGGAACAACCCAGCAAACCGGCTATTTTACCCACCTCGCTGTACTCTACGACTATTCGTTCTTTCATAATTCACTGATATTAAATTATTATAGCGGGCGGTCGCGGACTCGAACCGCGGACCATGACCTCTCCCTCGCAGGAGCTTAGTGTGTTCTACCAACTGAACTAACCGCCCGGAAAATCTATCGGAGTTCTTGTATGGCATCCTCCGGAACACATATCACTGTCCAGACCTGGCCATCTTTCGTATAATCGACATTATATTCACGACCGAAAGTACAAATGTTATAATCCCAGTCGCGGATTACGCCATCAATAACTTCACCGTTTCTCTTGGTGATTCTTACACTTTGTCCCTTTTTAAATTTTGCTTCCATTTTCTTCTTTTTATATTTCTCATTGTCACCTCAAGCCTTTTTTGTAGCTTTGGGGCGGTGTTCACACTTTGAACACGCTGCAAACATAGTATTTTACTGCGAAAGTCGCAAGATTTTGCGCATTAAAATGCGATTAATTTAGCAAAATAATGCGATTATGGAGAAAAAGTCGGCTATTTCAGAAAGAATACAGATGTTAATCACAGAATTTTGTGATGGAAAGAACTTACCTTTTGCGAAGGCTATTGGGGTAAATGAGTCCAATATTAGAAGTTACATAGCTGGTACGCAACCAAGGTTCGATGTATTAGCTGCTATTGCCGAAAAATTCGCAATAAACTGCGAGTGGCTTTTAACGGGTAGGGGAGAGATGACAAAAACGAACCAGCCAACATCGACAGAATATACACAAACAAGCTGTGTTTCTAAAAATAAAGATAGAGAAATATTCGATAACAGTCAAAGTCTTCCCCCTGAAATATTCGATAAACTTCTATCTACTATAAAAGAACAGCAGATAACAATAAAAGAACAGGCAGAAGAAATAGGAATACTCAAACAAACAATCGTGCAACTCAAACAGGAAAGTGCGGGGCGTGTTTCGGATGCAAGGAGTTCAACACTTGCAGGTGTCGGATAAAACGAGTTTTATGGGGTAAAGGGGGCAAAACATAGTAAAACATTGGTTTTTAGAGCAATAAACTAAAATATAGGGGAGTAAATAATTATATACGAAATATTGTTTACCCCCTGCAATAGTTTATAAACAAAGGAAAACAAGGTACTAAAAAGAAATATTCATAGAAAAATGCTCTCAAAACAAGAAAAAAATGTCCGTCCAAATGTCCGTCCAATCGAAACGTTTCGTTTTTCCAACGCCCCAAATGTCCATCCAAGTGTCCATCCAAATGTCCGTCCTTTCTGTTTTTCCAATCGTTCAAACCGTTCAAATAAGTTGTAGCTTCTTTCAAATGTACTATTTGAAAAAAAATATCACCCAAAGAACACAAAAAAAGCCGCAAAAGCGGCTTTATAGACGTTCTAAGACTGTTTTAAACCTTTCTGGTAGTCTTTATCAAGTGCGACTGGATAATCATCGCACGTTTCGTGTATTTTACGGCTCCATCGGTCAAACCGGCATGCAACAGGCTACTCTTAGTGATACCGACCTGGCTCTCAGTCAAAGTATCAAATATGGCAGAAATACTGCCGAAATAGAGGTTTCTTTTCTCATAAATCAAGTGTACATGGATAACTTTACTCATAGTATATTGCATTTATTTCACTGCAAATATACCAAATATATACTATATGGAATAATTTAGATAAAATAAAAAGGAAAGTACATCTTGCACTCCCCTACTCCACTTGCATAAACCTACCTGTTTCGCAATCTTTGTACATGAGAGCTGACCAGAGAAAGAGCATGGAGAGCAATCAACAACATTCCCGAAACCTCCCCTATCCCACCTTCAATGTAAAGCATTTCATTTGAACGGCGTTCAAACGGAGCTCAAATGTAAGCCCAATGTAAAGCGATGTAAACGCTTCGTTTTTCCAGTCCACTCTCCCCTACTCCAGCATAGCACTCTGATAACCAAAGCAATCAGTCATTTTCAGGTCCACCACATATTGACACGTTTCGTTTTTCCCCCCTTAAATAAACGACACATTCGTCGCCAATGTAATCTCCAAAGCTGTATTTTCTGTAAAAAAGTAGAATGAACCGCCTGTCATGCCTCCTAAAAACATCCAAAATTCATCTTTCCAATTGTCGGCAAACAGTTTTCGGGGAGAAATAAGCCAAATGCCCATATAAGCTATCAGGAAACGAAGCAAGAATATTTCCTGCGGAGAAAGACCGTGCCCAATCAATACTTTCGTTGAAATAAAGGTCAGCCCCCAAATACCTACCGTAAGGACGGCAACAAGATGATAAGTATAATTTTTCATTGCGTTCATACACTTCCGACAAGTCGCACAAATATACGTACTTTCTTTTTTCAATACAATGAAACCAACCATAAATAATGTTCAGGGAGGATTTACTAAAACTCGAAGGAAGATTTACTAAAACGGGAGGAAAGATTTAGTAAATCTTCCTTCGAGTTTTAGTAAATCTTTAAACCCCTTATTAGAAGCCTATTGAACGAACTCTCATTTATCGGCAGAATAATAAACAACAATCTGCCGAATACACAGACAAAAAACACAAAGGATGAAATCTTCCCAGACTTCATCCTTCGCTATATCCTAAAAATCTTTTAGTAAATATCCTATTGAATTAATTTAGCTATTATTTGTATTACAAACAAAAAATTAGTTTTAAAAGCACATCACAAATGTAAGTAATAAAAAGTGAATTATCAAGTCTTTGCCATTGTTTTTTATGTTACTTCGCTACAAATCTGAAAATAAACCCGTAACTTTGCACCGATATTAACCGAATACTAACCGGTTTTAACCATTGAATAAACAATGTTTTCAACAAAATATTAATAAGTACCACTATGGAATACAATTTCAGGGAAATTGAAAAGAAATGGCAGAAAAGGTGGGTGGAAAACAAAACCTACCAAGTGACGGAAGACGAAACGAAGAAAAAATTCTATGTACTGAACATGTTCCCCTACCCCTCCGGTGCGGGATTGCATGTAGGTCATCCGCTGGGATATATTGCTTCGGATATTTACGCCCGCTACAAACGACTGCAAGGTTTCAATGTACTGAATCCCATGGGATATGACGCTTACGGACTTCCAGCAGAACAATATGCCATACAAACGGGACAGCACCCTGCAATTACGACCGTCAACAATATCAACCGATACCGTGAACAGTTGGATAAGATAGGTTTCTCTTTCGACTGGAACCGCGAAATCCGTACCTGCGAACCGGAATATTACCATTGGACCCAATGGGCATTCCAAAAGATGTTCAACAGCTACTACTGCAACGATGAAAAGCAGGCACGTCCCATCCAGGAACTGATTGAAGCATTCAGCCAAACCGGTACCGAAGGAATAAACGTGGCTTGCAGCGAAGAACTGAGTTTCACCGCCGCAGAGTGGAATGCCAAGAGCGAAAAGGAACAACAGGAAATCCTGATGAACTACCGTATAGCCTATCTGGGCGAGACGATGGTAAACTGGTGCCCTCAGCTGGGAACCGTACTTGCCAACGATGAAGTGGTGGACGGCGTAAGCGAACGAGGCGGCTTCCCCGTCATTCAAAAGAAGATGCGTCAATGGTGTCTCCGTGTATCTGCCTATGCACAACGCTTGCTGGACGGACTCGATACCATCGACTGGACCGAATCCCTGAAAGAAACCCAAAAGAACTGGATAGGACGCAGCGAAGGCGCTGAAATAGAATTCAAGGTAAAAGACAGCGATTTGGAATTCACTATCTTCACCACCCGTGCAGATACCATGTTCGGCGTCACCTTCATGGTATTGGCTCCCGAAAGCGAACTGGTACAGCAACTTACCACCGACACACAGAAAGATGAAGTAAACGCTTATCTGGAACGCACCAAGAAACGTACCGAACGCGAACGTATTGCCGACCGTAGCGTTACCGGCGTATTCTCCGGAAGCTATGCCATCAATCCCTTTACCGGTGAGGCAGTTCCCATCTGGATAAGCGACTATGTACTTGCCGGATACGGTACGGGTGCCATCATGGCTGTGCCTGCGCACGACAGCCGTGACTATGCTTTTGCCAAGCACTTCGGTCTCGAAATCCGTCCGTTGGTAGAAGGCTGCGATGTAAGCGAAGAGAGCTTCGATGCCAAGGAAGGCATTGTATGCAACTCTCCACGCGAAGGCGTTACTCCCTATTGCGACCTCTCACTGAACGGACTTACCATCAAGGAAGCGATTGCCGCTACCAAGAAATATGTGAAAGAGCATAACTTGGGACGTGTAAAGGTGAACTTCCGTCTGCGCGATGCCATCTTCTCACGCCAGCGCTATTGGGGCGAGCCGTTCCCGGTTTACTACAAGGACAACATGCCTTACATGATTGACGAGAGCGCCCTCCCTCTGGAACTGCCCGAAGTAGCCAAATTCCTGCCTACCGAAACCGGTGAACCTCCATTGGGACATGCCGCAAAATGGGCTTGGGATACCGTAAACAAATGCGTCGTAGAAAACGAAAAGATAGACAACATCACCATCTTCCCACTGGAACTCAACACGATGCCCGGATTTGCCGGTTCAAGCGCCTATTATCTGCGCTACATGGACCCACACAACAACCAGGCACTTGTAGACAAGAAAACGGATGAGTACTGGCACAATGTAGACCTTTACGTAGGCGGTACCGAACATGCCACCGGTCACTTGATATACTCCCGTTTCTGGAATAAGTTCCTGTACGACCTCGGCATTTCCGTAGCCGAAGAACCGTTCCAAAAGCTGGTGAACCAAGGTATGATTCAAGGACGGAGCAATTTCGTCTATCGCATCAAAGATACCAATACATTCGTGTCCCTAAATCTGAAAGACCAGTACGACACTACCCCACTCCACGTAGATGTGAATATCGTATCCAATGATGTTCTGGACCTTGAAGCTTTCAAGGCATGGCGTCCAGAATACGAAACTGCCGAGTTTATTCTGGAAGACGGCAAGTACATCTGTGGATGGGCTGTGGAAAAGATGAGTAAATCCATGTTCAACGTTGTCAATCCCGATATGATTGTCGACAAATACGGTGCCGACACTCTCCGCATGTACGAAATGTTCCTCGGCCCGGTAGAACAATCAAAGCCGTGGGATACAAACGGAATAGACGGTGTGCACCGCTTCATCAAGAAGTTCTGGTCACTGTTCTACGACCGCAACGACAATTATCTGGTAACGGATGAACCTGCCACCAAGGAAGAACTGAAATCCCTCCATAAACTGATTAAGAAAGTGACAGGAGACATCGAGCAATTCTCTTACAACACAAGTATCAGTGCCTTTATGATTTGTGTAAACGAGTTGTTCGGAATGAAGTGCAGCAAGAAGGAAATCCTGAACCAGTTTATCATCGTTCTGGCTCCCTTTGCTCCGCATGTATGCGAAGAGTTGTGGGAGACACTGGGCAATGCAGGCTCCGTATGCGATGCCAAGTGGCCGGTATGCAACGAAGAATACTTGGTGGAAAATACGGTCAACTACACCGTTTCCTTCAACGGAAAGGCACGGTTCAACATGGAGTTCCCGGCAGATGCGGCATCGGATGCCATCCAGACTGCTGTATTGGCCGACGAACGTTCTGAAAAATGGATGGAAGGCAAGTCCATCGTCAAAGTAATCGTAGTGCCGAAGAAGATTGTGAACATCGTTGTCAAATAACAGATATGCAAATTACAAAACCAACCAAAGCGGAAGTGACGAGAGAGCTGAAGGATTATATCTTCATCACTCTGGGACTCATCAGCTATGCACTGGGATGGGCGGCATTCCTCATTCCCTATCAGATTACGACCGGAGGTACTACCGGTATCGGTGCCATCATCTATTATGCCACCGGATTTCCCATCCAGTGGTCATACTTCATCATCAATGCCGTACTGATGACTTTTGCCATCAAGATACTCGGACCGAAGTTCAGTATCAAGACTACGTTTGCCATCTTCGGACTCACTTTCTTCTTATGGTTTTTCCAGTTGCTGGTGAACGGTTCGGACGGCGTCCCTCCCCAACTGCTGGGCGAAGGACAAGACTTCATGGCTTGCCTGATAGGTGCGGCAATGTGCGGTGCCGGACTGGGTATCGTGTTCAACTGCAACGGCAGCACGGGAGGTACGGACATCATTGCCGCTATCATACATAAGTATAAAGACGTCACACTGGGGCGTATGGTTATGCTTTGCGATGTGATTATCATCAGTTCCTGTTACTTCGTATTCCATGACTGGAGACGCGTGATATTTGGTTTTGTAACTTTGTTTGTTATCGGATTTGTACTGGATTACATAGTCAACAGTGCCCGGCAATCCGTCCAGTTCTTTATTTTCTCCAAAGAATATGAAAAGATTGCCGACCGCATCACCAAAGAAACCCATCGCGGTGTAACGGTACTCGACGGTATCGGCTGGTACAGTAAACACAACGTGAAGGTACTGGTCGTCCTTGCCTACAAACGCCAATCGGTAGAAATATTCCGGATGGTGAAAGATATAGACCCGAACGCTTTCATTTCCCAAAGTTCCGTCATCGGTGTATACGGAGAAGGTTTCGACCGGTTGAAAGTGAAATAG